TAAAGGTGGATGCTGTTGCGAATATTGCTGACCGCTATACTGAATTCTCAACCATATACGACACATATCTTAATGGTACACTAGTATCAGCAAGGGCTTCCAATATAGTCCAAAGCCTATCAGATGATATAATGTTCTACAACAAGACCAACCCCTTTAAAGCACTCAAGCGGTTCTTTGCCCTTGTCAAGTTGCGCAAGGATACGGAGGCCGCCGCCGTCCTAGTCCCTATAATGAACTCTGACTTGGGTCGCCTCTATCAAATAATAGGCGACTTGCAGACGTTGCGGGGCCTAATGGATCGCCCCAGCTCGGCCTATAATCTCAAAATAATCCTCGGCCAAATAGACGATATGAAGGCACGAATGGGAAATCTGTATCAGTTACGGGACTTTCTCAGCAAGGAACACGGCATTATTGGGAGCCTAAATGCTCTCCTTAATTCACCGGCCACTTCTATCAAGGGAAAGCTGGACAAACTGATTTCTGAACTGGAGGGAATTAACAACGAGGGGACGGTAAAAATCATCAAGACCACTCTTAAAAATGTCTTCCCCGACGGTAACTAAGTGAAAAAACGGCCAGTAAACAAGCCCCATAAATGTTAAAATCATTTACGTTTACCGGGTTTTTCACGTGGGTTCCGTAAGTGTTTGGAGATTTATTTAAATTCTTGGGCAATAGTATAAAATGCCCCACCTCAATTTTGAGCCCGGCAAGGGAGCAAAAGCGATAGCGATTGTCAAAGGCGGCGAAGAGGACGGTAATCTTCTCTATCTTCACGAAGATTCCACAGACGGCTCCAAGCCGAAGAAAGCCTCCAAGAAAGGCCACGCTATCAATGCCAATACGTATGCGGCGGAACTCCGGACAGTCAAGCCCCAAGAACGGGTACGCCTTATGGCCCGTCTGGAGGAGGCAAGGGACAAGGGTCTTGAGCCCGACCAACTAATAGGCGAGACGGCTATAGGGAAGCAGTTATACGAGCGCATTCTTTCTGATGAAACTGCCTCTAAGGAGGTCACATTAGAAAGCGGTGCTTTTGAATTACTCCCATCGGCTGACCCGAAGAAGCGCGATGTCTTCTATATTGCGGGTGCTTCCGGCTCCGGTAAGTCTTACATTGCTAAGGGACTGGGCGAATACTATCAGAAGCTGTTTCCCGACCGGTCCGTCTACCTCATTTCCAAGCTTGCAGAGGATGCTGGGACCCTAGACAAAATGAAGCCACCAGCAAAGCGCATCAATATCCAGTCGCTGATTGACGATTTCCCCAATCTTGATGAGTTTAAGAATTGTTTGGTGATTTTTGACGACTATGACACATTCACGGGCCCCGCTGAGAAAATTGTACATAAACTAATAGATGATCTCGCTACCATGGGTCGCCATACTAATACAACGATGCTCTGCCTTTCTCACTACCTTACCAACTATAAGAAAACCCGTCTGTTGCTCAACGAGGCGACCCATATTGTCGTCTACCCAATGGCAACCTCCTTCCACGCTCTCAACTACCTCCTCAAAACCCACGTCGGAATGACAAAGGACGACATACGGGATTTGAAGAAGATGGGGCGATGGATTTGTATTTTCAAAAATTTCCCGCAGTACATCGTATCGGGGCAACACGCCCGGATGCTAATTCGGGACTAGCCGGGGAGAGTGCCTTCATCCACCTCATCGGACTCGTCATGATTCAAAGTTATTTGATTACCAGCAATATCACATACAACTATCTTTTGGGGTGCTTCGGGAATGCCAAACTCCCGTCTGTAGGCGACCCGGATATCTTCAAAGAATTTATCAGCACCGGCCCCATATGTTCTAGTGATCTCTGCTATGCAATCATTAGAAAGGAAGGACTTTGGCAAACATTCCCCTTGGACCTTGTTTTCCAAATAATTATTGAGCCAAAAAGTCGCCACAAATCCCGCCGTCTTGTCTTTTAGAATCCGCTTGGCGACCCCTTGTGATATCTTGAGCTTTTGCTTTATGGGTGCTACTTCTTTCTTGATTTTGTGGTCTTTAGAAAGGGGGCTTCCGTGGTTCATCATTCTATTCCATACATATAAAAAACTCCTCTTATAGATGTCAGTCCCTTCTGGAGTTTTACGATATGCTGGTATTTGGAATGCTTCCAGTACCTATATACCGGGGCTATTCGTTCAGTCATCCCTCGTCAATAATTCGTATGCAGTCCTTCAAACTGTTACGGGCGGTGCAGACCCTTCCGTAGCCTTGGCTCCGAACTGGGTGGCCTTTCCGCCTTCTGGTGATTTTGATGTAGAAGGGCTACAAAATAAAGTAGGAATTTTCCCAGCCCTTCCTCTCAGCGATGATATAACAGAACTCGCCGCAAACAATGACGGAACCCCCCCAACGGCGATTGTTCCAGATGGGACGGCACCGACTTCTTCTGTAACCCCTTTAGGCACCCTCTGTTGGTTATACACGAAGCCGGTTAGTAATGCTGGGTTCAATTGGTATATGTACAATCCACGATTCAGTAATCCAGCGGCTCCCCTACCCTATCGGAAATATAGTGCTAATCCCGCCCAAGAGCGGATACAAAGCGTATGGGCTCTCGTTCAACCAGCGGTCAATACAAATATATATACGGCTGGTGTTGTGGCACTCAATCTCTATTCGTTTGATGATGCTAATCTCCCGACAAGTGGGTTTTTTAACACACGCTGGGCTTACTCTAACTCGCAAGGTCAGAATAACGGCGTGGGTGGGACAAATCTCTATGCTGGATTCACATATCTATTATATGCGTATGATGCTCCACGCATTACAAACGCAACGGGAGTAGGGCAACCAGATATTCAAGACTGGGGTTTGCGGGACCCTTATGACCTATACACGGACGTTCATCATATTCCATTACAGAATTGCGTCCTCGCTTTCAATCCTTGGACTGATGGGACGGACTATAAGACTTGGACGACAACTGGTCTTTTTACAAACGGGCAGACCGTTATATATTCTGGATTCTCCGCAGCCGGTGGTTCGGCAAATGGAATCTTTTACACGGTAGTAGGGAATCCACCCGTAAATACTCCTCCCGTTTCTTCTGTTGGTGCTCCCTCTGCGTTCTATGTCGCACTATCACCACAACCGTCTTCTTATGCTTCTCAACCCATTCTTTCTATGAATCTAAATGGTATTAATGGAGTGACGGCGGGTTGGACTGTTGGTCCTCTCTTGCGTGTCCTCTCTATGGGATACACAACTGGACCGAATCCCCAAACCCAGTCCTACAGCGAGAGATATATCCTCAATTGAAAAAAACCCTCTATTATAGATGTCAGTCCCTTCTGGAGTGTTGCGATATGCTGGTATTTGGAATGTTACAGATACCTACATACCCGGTATGTTCGTTCAATCCTCCCTTGTCAATAACTCCTTTGCAGTCCTTCAAACTGTTACTGGCGGTGCCGACCCCTCTGTGGCCTTGGCTCCGGATTGGGTGGAATTTCCTCTACCGCCTTCTGGTGATATTACAAGCGTCACGGCTGGGACTGGGCTAAGCGGTGGTGGCTCAGCGGGTAATCTGACTCTGGCGAATACGGGGGTGCTGTCCCTCTCTGGTGTCCCGGGTGCTGTAATTCAAACTTGTAATATAGGAACCTACGTACCGTCGGGTTCTACTATAGGCTTGAATATTTCGGTACCCATTACTAGTATTAATGGATTGTCGGGTGCCCCCGTTATTGAGACCTTACCAACATCCACGATTGAGGTCCAAACTATTTCTCCAAATATTCAAGTGGGACTAAATACCAATAGTTTCGGGACGTATACAGAGGCTACTGGTGGTTTAACGACTGCGACTATTACCTCTACCATTTGCATTCCCACAAGTATTATTCAGTTGACCTATATACATACCGGGGGAGGTGGAGGCACTCAATACATCAAGGCGATTATGCCCGGAACTGGGTCATTCACGATTACTTGTAATACGGCAATAGATATTGGTGATAAAATCAACTGGCTTGTATTAAATCCCTAAACATCCATATAGAGATGAGCCTAACGGCTGGAGCAGAAAAACAAGCAGAGGCATACACACTAAGCGACGATGATATACGTCGCTTACTGGGTGGCGGCATAGAAATCACTCCCTACCCAAACATAAAGGACGTGCAGAATATCAACGAACTATTTGACAGTCGGGGCCGCGCTATCATTTTCTATCCACAGCAGAGCGAAAATGTTGGGCATTGGACGTGTATGATAAAGGACGGGCGCCAAATAGAGTTTTTTGACCCGTACGGGGAGCCTCCCGACGCACAGAAGGACGGCCTTTCCAAGAACCAGCTTGAGAAAATGCGAATGGAACACCCCGATTTGACCCGGCTCCTAGAAGAAAGTGGATGCCACGTTATATTCAACAAGGTTCAACTCCAGAAAATGGCGAATGATGTGCAGACATGCGGCCGTCATTGCGTCTGTCGCCTCCTCTATTATAAGATACCGATACAGAGGTATCGGCAGATGATACATAAATCGGGTATGACCCCCGACGAGTTCGTTGTTTCTAAGACCTATAACAACTTGGGGAAGTAAAAATATTTACAGAGTGTAGAATGTCTTACTCGTTTCGCAGTATTGTTGATGGCGGAGCCGATAGCGAGATGATATACTACAACGCTACGATGACCTCCACCAAGACGGCTGACCTTACAATATCGCAGCCGCCTCAGCCGGTGAAGTTCAACGAAACTCGTGATGCTCCTATTATCAGAGATGCGTCGCTGTATAACTTCTCCATTATAAAATTTACTATGAATGGCCCCGGCCGTGAACTGCCTCTATTCATTCCGCTCATTGCAACTAATGGTACTGTTAGTGGCATACAGATAGACATAAACCGGACTATTTACAACCTTGCTACCTCCTATCAGCGGAATTGGCACTATACGAATAACGCTGGGGCAGCGTCCACTGCGTTAATCACTTTGGCTCCACAAAGCACTCCTATCCAGTATATTCCGGAAATTCTAAATCCGAGTTTTGCTCCGCCCCCCGCAGCTCCCTCTGGCGGAATAGTAAAGCAAGACCTTTCTACCCGGTATTACTGGGTGTATACGTACAGCCACTTCGTAACCCTTGTAAATAACGCACTGTATGAGTCCTACATCTCCCTTTGGGCTGCGTTTCAAGCGGCTTGGGCGGCTCTTCCGACGGCTCAGCCTTCACCATACGAGCCACCACCATTAAGTCCCAATCCAATCCGAGATGGTGTCAATCTCTTCATTCTGGACCACGATGTGCCTTTCATCAAGTATAATGAATTCACCAAACTTTTTGAAATCTACGGCGACACGAGGGCCTTCAATGTCATCGGGCCCCTTGTAGGATATGGCGGCAGCGTTTCCCGATACGATACCTTTGTGGGGACACAGCAAAGCATCCCGGCTTTTGTGCCTCCGGTTTATGTTGCTGGCGACCCTCCTACTGGTGCTGCCCAGCCCTACCTCCGGTTATTCTTCAATACGGAGCTAATGAACCTCTTTGCTAATTTTCCCAATATGTTTTATGGTGCTGTAGGCGGCTCTACTCTTGTATTCCCCGGCGGGAATACCATCACCCTTGGAAACCAAAACACATTCACCGGTATTGGTCCGTGGCTCTATTCCAACGAAATCCTATTCACAAATCAACTCTATACGAATATCCTCAATAACAACCCGCTACTGCAAGGCAGCGCGGCGGTCCCTCCTCCAGTATATAACCCATACTTCCTCATCCCGACGGATCGTCAGAACCTCTACTGGAAGGTCGTCCAAGACTACCGCTCTACGGATGCGATGTGGTCCCCGATATCGGCGATTGTATTCACCTCGGCGATGCTCCCGGTTAAGAAGGAGTACAATTCGGCAAATGTGGATTTGAATGCGGGAAATTTGGGCGGTTCAAGCGGCTCCCAGAGTGCCTTCCAGCCTATCATTACGGACTTTTCTATTGACCAGCAGCAAGAGGGAGCCGAGGGTTATCGCAATTTCACCCAGTACGAGCCTACAGCAGAATATAGAATGATTTCCATGACCGCCTCCCACGAAGAGATACGCAATATAGATATCCAAGTCTTCTGGAAATACCGGCTAACTGGGGATCTCATTCCCCTTACGGCGGCCAATTGCTCCGACATTAATATCAAAATGTTATTCCGTAAAACAGACTACCGCTCTTAAGTTCCGGCCTTCTAATTTTGTGTTACCGCCCCCATTTTTTTTGTGCTTCTTAAGTATAAAAATGAGTGCGGACATTGAGAAGTTGGCCGTTTTTGATGACCGCATCGTGCAGACTCGCCCGAAGTATGCCGTTGAGAAGGGGGCGCTGTCCCTCACCAACGCACCTTTTGCGGCGATTTCGCAGTCCCAGTCCCAGCACACCTATAACGTGTACGTTCCCTCTGAGAACGTATATGTTGCCCGTGATTTGGACTGGTCCTCTACCGTTTACCTCCAAGTGGCCGTCCGTCTGAACGACACGGCCGGTGGCCAGTACCCGGTCGGGGAGCCTCTTCTGCAGCTGGGCGTGGATGGCTCTCTAGCGGCTCTCCCGCTAAACGCCCTCTGTGCCACGATGACGGCAACCATCAACGACACCACGGTAACAATAAACTCCCAAGACGTGCTGTCTGAGGTGCTGCGTCTGACGGACTACAAGCAGAACCGTCTCCAGCGCACTTGCCCGACGATGTTGGACAAGTACCAGCAGAACGCCGATGCGCTGAATGCGACCAACGACCCCATCTCCGGCTATACCAATATGTCCCACGACTACCACGAGCAGCCCAACGGCACTTGGGCGAACTTGGCCTTCACGACTGCGGCGGGCGCGCCTCTGGTAGGCTCTGGCAACTACACGGATGCGAACGGCCTAGTGGTTAACTATGTGGACGGTGTCCCGGTATCAACGGACGACGGTGCTGGTGTCGTGAACGGCCTCTACCTTGTGTATCTGCGTTTCCGCACTACGGAGAAGCTGGTGCTGTCTCCCTTCGTGTTTGCTGAGAGCCACGGCTCCGACACGGGCCTCTTCGGTATCAACAACATCCAGCTCGTTTGCAACATGCGCGAACCCGGCCGTGCGCTGCGTCTGCGTAACAGCACGGTAGGATCGGCACAGAAACTATACTATTCTGGCGGTTTACTTCCGACGACGTGGCTGCCCCCGGTTTCGTATAACGTTTCTCGTACCAGCGGTCCCTTTGAGAACTCCTTCCTAAACGTGCAGTTCCTCACGCCTTCTCTGGATATTCCTCTACCCCCTAAGAGCGTCGTACCCTACATGGAGTTTCCCCGCTACATTACTCAGCCACTGAACTCGGCGATGCAGCCCGGCGCATCGGAGCAACTAACGTCACAGACTATTACGTTGCCCCAGATTCCCGACCTTCTCATCATTTACTGCAAGGCTCTCGCTGACCCGGCGACTGTGGCGGCCAATCGTGCGAATGACCCCACTCTGCCCCAGTTTGGCTCGTCCTATCTGCCGATTGACTGTGGCCAGAATGGCGAACGCCCTCAGAACCCGCTGTCAATTAACTTCGACAACTTCTCCGGTCTGCTGTCTTCGCAGACCCCGGAGCAGTTATACCACATGGCCGTAAAGAACGGCCTAGATGTGGATTGGCCCACGTGGTCCGGCCTTGCCCGTGTGCCTACGGGTGCCGTCGGAAAGCGTGTGTCTACGGTGGGCGGCTTCCTTGTGCTGAAGCCCGGCGTGGACATCACACTCCAGTCGGGCCAAGCATGTTCGCTCGTGGGTAACTTCACGCTACAGTTCAACGTACGTGTACGCAACACCTTTGCGTTCCCCGTGAACCCCCAGTTGTTCGTGATTACAGCGAACTCCGGCTTCTTTGAATCAATTCGTGGTTCTTCCCGTATCATCAAGGGC